AGATGCGCGGACTTGGGATATCCGCCTGATGATTTATTATGGGATTCACAACGTCTGCCGGATGAAATCCGAAGTGGGCCGACTTGGTTTCTAAGTTCTTGCAACATCCGCATGAACTCATCATCCATATCATAACGCATACAATTCCCGCATTTGCAGCGCATCTCGGCACGGCTGAAGTTCGGCGTGATCATGTCAGCCATGAACGCACCTGCTGCGATTATGAAAGTCCGGCGTAATATAAGCAGGCCGCATTAGATTTTCCCTGCTAACTGCTTTTTGTAGGCTTCTAAAATCTGGTCGTCAAGGTCATTATCCGTGGATCTGACCAGCCTTTCCAGCAGCAGCAGAACGACTTTGATGAGCAATTTTTCTCCCAAAAAACTCATTGCCATCGTTTTCACGGTTCCCGCGATCAACGGGGCCAATGTCGCAATCATATCTTATCCAGCTTTAATTCAAAACGCCGGAGGACTTCGGTTAAAAGCGTGACGCTTTCTTCCATTTTCGAACTCCGTTCATTTGTCTTGCCGATCAAATCCTGCAAGGCGCGGTCGTTATCGGAATCTTTCTGCATCCACTCCGTTCTTTCATGAACTTGGAGCTTCAGCAAATAAACAATCAGCCATCCCGCAAAGCCCAAAGACGCAAGCGTGCCGCCCAGGTCGGCGAGGGATTGGATCAGGTCTGTGTCCATTATAATTCAGGCCAGGAGATCGAAAAAGGATTGGTTTCATTTTGCGGAATGTCCCGGAGTTTCTGGCGATAAGTTCGTAAATCTGATGCATCCTCTCCAGTTTCCAAGGCTTTGACCATCTGCCAATCGGTTTCCTGGAGTTTTTGATTTCTTTGATTTCTAATCTCAATCCATTTAAAACCTTCGTCTACGGTCACCTCTTCAGGAGATTTTTTTGATATATCCCATGTCTGTTCCCATTTACCAGACTTTAAAATCGGACCTCCAGCTGTACAGTTATGGGTCCGTTCATCAAATTTAGTTCTTGTCTTTGGGAAAACCTGAACCACTGAGAAAGCATCTCTTAACCCGGCATTACTCAGCGGATCAGATGGGAAAGAAGTCGAAGGATGGTCTTCTGTTAAAAACCCCTCGTTATAAGGATACTGTTCTATTTTATCGTTTTTAATTTTTGCGTATTGCATAAGTTCCTTTTAGCTGTTTAAAAAACGCTCAGTCCACTGGAAACTTGGAGATTCTAAACTTGTGAAATAATTGTTTAACTCTTTACGAATCACTGGAATATTCTGATGATGAAGAAAGTTAATTTTTTCTAAGTATGAAAGCATAAAATTATAGGTTAAAACGATAGCCTTACAGTGCTTCCAATTTAATTGGCGCATAGCTGATAGCCTACATCCTCCAGGCTCCACAACTATATACGAAGGAGACCGTTGGGTTTTTGCATCAAATCGGTTTGCGTTAATAATAATCGGTTCTTTTTGTCCATCTCTTTTTAGTTGTTCTGATAATTTTTCTCCTGTCCTGTTTTCATAATTTTTTAATTCAAATTCTGGTCTGGTATCTGTCAACAAATGAACTGGGAACGCATCATAATAGAGTAGTAATTTTTCAATTTTCATCAGGTTCTGGAAGACTCAATATGATTTTCTGCGGGTCATTCCCGCCCGTGATCAGGTGACAATCATCAGGAACCAAACCAATTTTTTTAACTGCTTCCCAAGTTTCTGGAGCAGACATGGCCTGTCGGACAGTCATTGCCGAAGGTCTTCCGTTTGCAATTATTTCTGATTGCATGTCTTTGGCTACTTTGAGCGTATACTCGTTGGCTTGATTTGCTTCCCACATTTGTTCATCTGAGAATCCATTGATCCGTGTTGGTTCTGCGATTTCAAAAGCTTCAACCAGCAACTTTTCCAGAATTTCAATTTCTTCATCGTTTTTACGAAAACCATCGTTTTCTGAGGCAAGCCAATTTTCTGCTTCCATCAGCTCGACTTTCAGCGTTTTGATTTCCCAGGATGAAGCATTCGTGCTTTCGGCATTCGCCAACTTTTCCCGTTTTGCATCCAGTTTCAGTTTGCCAATTTCTTCCAGCCCTTTGGCTCTAATCCTTCCTTCCAGAAATCCCTGAAGTGTTTTGATTTTCGCCCAGATCGTTTCACCTTCGACCAGAAAACGATAATTGAATTCCGAGTTGTATTTTGATGCCATTTTATCCGTAACTGGCTGCTGCTACATTCCGACGAGCAGTTCCGATACCTGTGGTGTCCGTTGCAACAACTCCTGCATCACTGACCAGATTCGTCAGCGAAACAACAGAACCAGTAGTCCCGTACCCAAAAATTGCTTTGCCAGTACCGTATCCTGCTGCTGCTAGTTCACTACGAGCAGTTCCGATACCTGTGGTGTCCGTTGCAACAACTCCTGCATCACTGACTTTATTCGTCAGCGAAACATAAGATCCTGTGAAGCCATAGCCGAAAATTGCTTTGCCAGTACCGTATCCTGCCGCTGCTAAATTCCAACGAGCAGTTCCGACTCCAGTGGTGTCCGTGAAAACAACTCCTGCAGTACTGACTTTATTCGTCATCGACACTTTATCTTCGGTCAGGCCGTACCCAAAAATTGCTTTGCCAGTACCGTATCCTGCTGCTGCAAATTCACGACGAGCAGTTCCGACTCCAGTTGTGTCCGTTGCAACAACTCCTGAATTACTGACTTTATTCGTCAGCGACACGTTATGTTCGGTCAGGCCGTACCCAAAAATGGCTTTATCTGTCCCATATCCTGCTGCTGCTAAAGTCCTGCGAGTAGTTCCGACACCTGTGGTGTCCGTTACAACTACTCCTGAATTACTGACCAGATTCGTCAGCGAAACATTTGAACTACCATCATAACCGTAACCAAAAATGGCTTTATCTCCTCCATATCCTGCCGCTGCTAAAGCATTACGAGCAGTTCCGACTCCAGTTGTGTCCGTGGCAACAATTCCTGCATCACTGACTTTATTCGTCATCGAAACATTTGAACCGGTTTTGCCATAGCCGAAAATAGCATAAGGACTACCACTACTACCACCACCACTACCACCACCAATCAACGCTCGTAATGATGAAAATGCCATCAGATATACATGTCTAGACCTGCAGTGAAACCGAACCAATTCGTGCCTGCATCAACAGTGATGAAGGCAAAAATATCAACATCAGCCGCACCCGATGAAAGTGTTGGTGCTGTCGCTGATGCCCACTGGACAGCTCCAGGCCATGTCACGGCCCTCGATCCTGAACCATCCTGGGTCAAAATTAATGTAAATGAACAACACGAACCTGACGCTGAAGGATTTGAAAATGTGAAAGTAGTCGTTGCCACGTTCAGCGTTGCAGTGATTACATTTCCATCCGTGATATCAATCGGTTGATCAGCGACAGTATTACCAATTGCATTTCCTGTTTCTGAATAATCCTTGATGGTTGGGCGTTGTAGAATTTTATCGCTTAAATTCGTATTTCCTGAACCATCGAAGGTCAGTGCAACTACTCCTCCAGAGTCCTCGATATTGTTCCCGCCGACTTTAATATCACCAGTAATGGAAACCAGGGATGTATCACCCTCAACCAGAAGTTTTCCTGAACCTATATTCAGATCATCACCACTTGATGATCCGATGGTGATTGTAATTTCCTGACCATCATTAATCTCGATTTTTGCGGTTCCAGCGTTGTTTTGCAAAACCAGATCGTTGCCTGTGTCTGGTTTTAAAATTCGATCTGCCATCAGACTACCTCGCGTATGTTGAAAGTCATGGTTTGATATGATCCTGAATGATCTGCACTGACCATTTCAGGTGCATCGATCATGTAAAAAAAACCTGAAAAATTAAATGCCTCACTCTGGTCCGATGCTAAATCATTCAAAACCTGTACTGGAAAAGGTTTTGAACGGTATGCATGATAAAAATCGATGATATTATTTGCCTGAGCAATTGGAACAATCAAATTGCATGTAAAAATCTGAATCACGTTTTTCTGGGTTTCCTGGTATCCGCCATTATTCAAGGGCTTTCTGATTGAAAAATCCTGAAGGGCTTTTGAGATTCCAAGTTGAGGGTTTTCGATTCCAATGACTGAAGATGCATGGAAAATACCAATACGCACCGGATTTTTGACACTCGTGATCGTTGCATCGGCGACTGATCCTGAAAGGGTAATATCTGCCGCGCCTGTACCGTCACCAATAATTTGACTGACCTGGTAATCTGACCCGCCAATGGTGATAATTGATCCGACATGAACGTTGGAATGGTCAAAAATATTAATCGCATTTCCTGAAGAATCTTCAAACCGTCCGGTTGCACCTGAGCTTTGATCCCATTGGTGAATTGCATTTCCTTCAACTGGTGATCCTTTCAGATCAGTTGTAGATTCAAGCGTCAAAGTCATGGTTCCTGCACCCAATGCGGAACCATCCCAATCGTTTTCAATGGTATCATCTGAATCGCTTAATCCTAACTCAAGAATCACCAAATCTTCGCCACCATCTCCTAGTGTCAAATTCGCTTGCAATTCTAACGTGTTCGGTCCTCCTGTCAGATAATCGGACAGTGTGGTGTCGATTGTGATCGGCGATGTTAAAACGGTCCCGCTGAACGTGCCTACAGTGTAGGGTTGAAGGTTCGGTTTTTGTTTTGCGTCATTATTTTTATTCAACCATTTATTTGTTGAATAATTATTGATGCCTAAAACATCAATAATGGAAAGTGAATTGTCTGTATCTGAAATATTCAAAGTCAATGAATCTGCCATTACTCCAGAAATAAAAATCGCCGACATCCCTGATGCGAGAGTAACGGAAATCGTGGCGCTTGAAGAATTTGCCATGAAACATTTACGCGGATTATCATCTGAAATATTATCAACCGAATAATCAGCAGAAAACTGAGTGCCAGATGATAAACTTTGCGCGGTTATTTTATTAGAATCTAGAATTTTCATGATTGAACCAAATCGGTGATGGTTGCTTCGCCTTCAATAGAAGTTTCCATTGCGACTGAATCCCACTCGATTCCACGAACTTTCATATCAACATGAACCTGCTCTGTTCTGCGATCAAATACAACCCGATCTCCAGGGCGCCATGTTGATTTGAGTCCTGCGATTTTTGCTTTTACAGTTGGTTTGATAAGCACATTTTTAATATTTGTTAGCATCGTTGAGACAGCCCCTGATTGTGATGAATCATCTGCCAATGCTTGCAATGAAATATCAGAACCGCTTGCACCTAACGAAATTACACTTCCTAGCTCTTGAGATTCCAAATCGGTTCCACTCCAAAAATAATCCGTATATTTTAATGATATGTTTTTGATCTCCTTTGGTGCGCGGATTACAATTTCAATGATTTCAAAATCAGATAATGCATGGTAATAATCAGAACCTGTCCCAGGAACATCATCCTTATCAATCAAGAAGAGAGTCCTGTTTCCATCGGTTTGATTAGGCGCTATGTAGAATTGATAATTAACACCAGGCATCACTGATGATAACAAATTCAAAATATCACTTTCCTGAGAAATGATGATTGTTGAATCCGGCGGTGTTCCAATTTTGTTCTTATCCACGGTTGCAGTTTCCAATACGTATAACGAGTCACTGGTAATTGTGTTTGTCATAATATGTGCAATTTGATCGGCAAAGTCTCCAATCGTTGTCCCTGATGCCGTCATTGCCGGAGTGGTCGCCCATTTCGCACCTGTTCCTGAAATTGAACGTTTACTAGAACCAGTATAATCAGCATTGTAACGTGCTGACCCTCCTGACATCATGGACCCAGCGACATCATTGATTGCACTCCATGCATCCGGTGAGCGGGTTGTTCCATCGATTTTAACGGTTCCGGTTGATGTCGTTAGATTTTGAAATCCGACTGCGGTTCCTGTAACAGAATCAAACTGGCTTGCATCAATTAAAGGCACTGGCTGATCATGAATTGCACCAAAAAAGAAATTGACCTGTTCATCATTCAAGTCTGAACCTGTGGGTCCGATATTCAAACCGCTGGTCGTTCTAATCGGTTTCACGCTTAATTTCATTTCATCGTTTGTGATCGATTGCAAAAAAACCATACCCTCGAATAAATTATAAGATTCATCGAATTTAATGCCTATATAATACGGCCCAGGCGTTGCTAAAATCGTTGTGTAACGCGACCCGCCGAATGGATGATCTGCGTCGTTCGGACGGTTGACTAACGTTAACCCGCCTGAAGTCATTTGGACAAATCCGCCTGACGTAGGTGTCATCTTGATTTTAGGTCGTCCAATAATAAACCCATGATAAAATCTATTATTTGCACCGACATGCGATTCATCTGATAGATAATAATAGACGGACCCTCCAGCCAGAGGTAGGTCCAGCGTGATTTCTACCTCAAGCGGCTGCGGCATCGGTATAAAGTGGGCTTTCTAACGCTGCGAATTGTCCAAATGCATTGGCCCGTTCGACTACCTCGACGCGCAGGTCTGACATTGCTTGGTTGATCTTGCGTCCGGTCCCATCATATATGTTGATAATAACGCCTTGACCAGAATTTCGATTCGGTGCAATTGATCCGGTTTGACCAGGCGTGAACAGTTCCGGCCCACGTTCCCCGACTAGATACGGTTGCCCCGCCATAACATCACCACCAGCCTGTTTCTCTGGTGGCTTTGTACCAGCTATTTTTGCAATTCGTGCCACGCCTAATGCATAAATTGCGGCGGCGGCAAAACCTCCAAAAATGCCAAGTTGTGACCATGCCTTCATCGCGGCTTCGTGTGTACTCATCCATGTGTTCGCAATCGCGGCAGCTTGCCAGAATCGAAAAAGTTCGATTCCTTCGTCTTTCACTGCTGATGCCATCGACTCCATTAAAGACATTGTCGAACGGAATGTTTTTTCTTCTAGTTTGTTTTTACTGTAAAAATACGTTTCATCATCCTTAAACATTGAATCACGCATTTTCTTATTTTGTTCTTCCTGGGAAGCGGCAAGAACCCGTGCGGCTTGCATTTCTTCTTCACGTGCCGCGTTTTGAATCTCCATCCTTTCGGCGTTGTTTGCTTTCAACGTCTCTAAAGCTTCCGCTTCATAAATTGCATTTTCTTCCATAAGCCTTGCCTGAGCTTCGGCAAGGCTATTTACGTAATTCTCCTGAAGTCTTATTTCTTCGGATCGTGCCTTCTGCATTTTAATTGCGTTTGCTTCTTCTAAAATCCTTTCTTTAATTAATTTTATATGATCTCGAATTGCATCACGTTCTTTCGCAAGGGATTGAAAATTCTTTTCTGCTTCTTGACGGACTAATTTTTGACTTTTAATTTGAACTTTAATTTGTCCAGTCAATCCACGAATTGATGTTGTAACAGCTTCCCCATTCTTCCTTAAATCATCATATACGTTTAACTGTTTTTGAATTTCCTCCAGTAATTTCGGCAATGGCATTGCGGCACGTTCTGCCGCTTCAAAAAATGGATCAAGTGCATCATTAGCCAGCTTAATAACAGGCGCAAACATTTCCAACGCACTATTTTTCAGAAGTGTTAAACGGTCATTAAATTCTTCAGTCGTTTTAATTCCATCTCTGTCAATCACTCCTCCATATGCTTCCAACGCCCTTCCTGCGCCTTCAATTGCTTCTCTACCTTGGATTAAAAAAGGAAGCATTTTCACACCTGCCCGACCAAAAAGATCAGTAACAATCGCGGCTTCTTCTCCACTTCCTTTGATTTTCATAAAACCATCAGAGACTCTTAATAGTAGCTCATTTAATGGTAGAATTTTCCCGTTAACATCAGTGAATGAGACTCCTAGATTATTGAATCCGTCAACCGCTTCTTTTAATCCTTGTTTTGCATCACCTGTCACCGTTGCAAACTTTCTTAACGATTGATCAAAAGCACCGATATCCGTACCACCTAATTGAGCCGCATATCGAAGCCGCTGGATTGCACCAGTTCCAATCCCTAATGCCGTTGACAATTTTCCAATATCATCAGCAGATTGACGAATATTATTGGCAAGCGAGCCAAGTGCCGCCGCACCAATAAGACCTGCGACCGCGCCTTTTAAACCGCCTAGAGACGACTTCATCCGCTTCATGGACTTATCGACTGACGAAAACGCCTTCTTCGTCTTGTCTTGTCCTCTTATCTCAACGGTGGTGCTTGGCACGTGATTTTTCTTTTTGGTGTTTCAATTCAAAATATGCGATCCATCCCTTGAATTCATCCTCACTGATTTCCATAATTTCGGCGACAGTCTTATGTAAAATTTCAGCAAGTTGAAAGATGGCATAAAGGTCAGGATCGCTCTTCAGTTTCCCTGAATCTCTTCATGCGTTGGATCATTTGCATTCATTTCCTCGATGATGCGCTGACAAACATCAGGATCAAATTCATCAATAATTTGATTCAAATGCCCGCGATTAAAAAGGGCTTTGCCGTTCTCATCACGACAACGAAAAATAATTCCCCAGGCAATGCATTTATCCCACTCATCGCGCTGAACGTGCTTCATCACGATAGCCCGCTGGCTTAACTTCATCGCAGAACGATAATAAATTTTCTTATCACCCCATTCAGGCACCGTGATGAATTTAAGCTCTTCGGCAAGACGCGCTTTAAATTGATCCTTGGCGATTTTTAGAACATCCGTCATGCGTTTGTATGGGTTAGCGCTCCCGTCCCTTGAAATGAAAATGAAAAGCTGACCGGAGCATCAACGGAACCACCAAAACTTACTCCAGTGATGACAATTAATCCGCTCCAGTAATCGCCAGCAGATGTTCCAATCGGAAAGAATTTCCCATAGAACGTACTATCCCCACTGATTAAAGCGGATTCAATTGCTTCCTGTGCGGTGTCATCGTCAGCCCAGTTTGCTTCACCTGACCCACTCCATCCATAATTCCCCTGGATGAAAGTTTTAAACCTATCCGATCCCATCGAGGTCGTTTCAATGGCTTCGCCGCTTTCTTCAATCGACCATGATGTTAATTCTGCAACTTCTGAATAAGTGATATTATCGGCTGATATTTCTAAAACACCGCCGTTTCCTGTGTGTGACATTTTTACTTTCTACGCGGCGGTGTCCGGCGCGTTTTCCATGAATTGATAGATAACGAGATACGATAAACGAACCGATCCCGTCGGTTTTTTAGCATCTGCGGAAATGGAAGAATCCGCTGAAACTAAATAAGAATCGCGTGCTAAAGAATTAATCAAAATATCTCCTTGCATTGCGATTTGAACTTCCTTCTGAATCTGGGCCAAACTATTTTGGACAGTTTGGCCTGATCCTCCTTGTGCATATCCTTCGATGTTAACGGTTAATTCTGCCTCGATTCCTCTAGGGTTTCCCATCGATCGAATTGTCACCGATTCCTCCGCGTCATAAACTAAAAGACATGGGAAACTCGATTCCTCAACCGGATATGCACGCGATTGAAAAACATTCGATGCGGTTGTGCTTAGTCCGGTGACGTCGGTTACAATACGCTCCCGAATTTGTCGGCGTAGATGGTTCGCCATTTATTGCTCTTCCAAAACTAAAAGCGTGGTCCCTTGATAACCAGAACCGGAATCCGCCTGCACTCCGACTACGTGGTACGTGGTCGAACTAATAACAATCACGTCACCATGTGCCGCCGCAGAAACATCGGTTGTCTGGCAAAGTGCGGTCGGCGTGTTTGATTCGATATCGACCTCGCCTGTATCCAAAGGAATACTATTGAAAGGCGCATCGAATAAGACATTAATCGTTGCCGCTGACTCACCCGCCGCGGTATAAGTTGCCGCAACAGCAAAGTCGTCCGTCTTAAAAAAATCACCCAGATCGGTTGCCGTTTCAATTGTCACCGTCTAGATTTCCTTTTCTTCGGCGTTGAGTCTGATCCTTGAACGCCAACGGCCCGGTTTGTTGCGTCGGCTTCAACAAATTCTGCATTGCCGGAACCTACGTGCATATCCGCTATCTGCGCCGACAGTGTGTGAACGGTTCCAACCTTTGCGACTTCGTTACTGATAATCGTTTGTTTTAGAATCCTGATGGTTTTGTTCATTTTCCCCTCGGTAGATGGGCGGAATGTTTCAGTATTCCAAACCATCCCGCCCTCTTAAAATTACTCGGTTGTTTTACAGAATGCAGTCGGCAGACGTACTCCAACGTCAACGTCCTGCAATGCATAAAAGTTTACCGTCCCAGACTTACCCGAAGTAAAAGGATCGGTCAAAATATCAAGCCCAGACCAATACGCCAGAATAAGTTGTCGCCATGCGCCGAAGGTCAATTGACTACAAAGTTCTGAGATGAGGACCGGATAGTTCAATATTCTCATATTGTCATCAAGAACAAAACGTCCTGACCCGCTGTCCTTGGTTTTCACCATCAAGTTCCCTGCAACCGTTGCCGGACATGCCCATGCGAACTCATCGCGTGGTAATGAAAGCGCGCGGTTTGATGCGACCGTCGACCAGACTCCAACAGCCTCGGCCCACGTCGGATCGTTTTGATCCGTACAAGTCTTTGTTGAAATTGACGAATTATACAATCCGGTCGGTGTGTCAGACGATCCATCACCACTCAACGCTTTATCCTGAATGGCGGCCGCGATCTGCTTTGCCATGTCATCGATGATCAACGTTTCGACGGTGTAATTAGTCTTCGCTTCTTCCAAGAGTCTCCGCGTCACCTGAGAATAGGCGCCGACGGTTTTTGGAGTCAAACTTACTTGATCGAGCGTCCCTTGAGACTCGGTCAAGTCCCCAGCTTCGGCGACCCAGTAGGCAGTCTGAGATGCGGTCAATCGTGGAATATTGATCGGACCATTCAAACCGCGGAGCTCGGTGACTCCAACATCAGTCAAAAACAGATAATGTCTCAAGCGGTCAATGAACGAAACCAACTGAGTCTCAATCAAATATCCGCCTGTTGCATTTGTCGTATTCCAATCACGTTTCATGCGTCCGTTTTCAACCAGTGCCGTGTTAGATAAAGGTTTTGAAAGAATGATATCTTCAGGTATCATCAAACCTTTTCCGGTTCGTGTTGTTTTCTTTTTGTATGCTGAAACGACATCACGTTCATAAGCGGCTTCTTCCTGGGCGGCTCTGTCATGCGGATTTGCTTCTGCATTAAGAATTTTTGCAACAGAAAAACGCTTCACTTCTGAATCGCTTAATCCCATTGTAGTATCCTCTAGAGGCTGAACTCGTAGTCCTTCCTTTTCCCTGTAATCCAGGGCAATTCCACGAAAGTCGGCAACGCTGGAAACATCGTCATAAATAGCTTTATGAACAATGTCATGCGGCATGTTATTCCGCCCGGCAATTTCCCAAATTTCTTTGGATCGACTCCGATCTTCTTTGGCCGCTTCTTTTTGAAGCCGTGCTTTCAGCTCAGGGTCGTCCACGATGCTTTTTTGCACCGTCTGCTCTTGTATGTTTTCCATCTGTTCTATCCTATGATGTGATGGTTGTGTATTTTGTGCGCGTCCTACTCCTACCTCGATATCGGAAGGAATGGAGACGCTTGAGATTTCAAGTAATGTCCAATCATCAACCCTGAAAGTCGGCGCTTCCGCCCGATCCTCAGAATCCTCCTGGACAAAATTATTGACGTTGTAACCGATACTCACGTTGGTTCGTATCCGGTCCACAACATCCTGAAATGCCTCTTTTGCTAACGCGGAATTTCCAAACCGCGCCGTTGCTCTCAACTTCCGCTGAGATTCGTCAAGGCGTATTGAATCGATAACTCCAATAAGTTTTTCCGGGTCATGATCCAGCAA